AGAAAACCACCCCCCCGAAAACACCACGGGTGGTAAATCCCACCGGGTGGAAAAAACACCCCCAAATGCTTTAAGTACTAGTAGTTTAAATGCTTTAAGTACTAGTAATATAAATACGCATAAAAACAAGACTAAAAAATCTAAAGAGAAAAACAAAAAGAAGTACGGTGAGTGCGTAATGTTAACTGAAAAAGAATACGATAAACTGAGAAAAACTTATGGTAAGAATATTACAGATGACTGTATCGAGAAACTATCGGCGTATAAAATGGCAAAAGGCAGGAAATATAAAAGTGATTACGGAGCAATTATACAGTGGGCATTCAAGGCGGTTACTGGGTATGATCCTGCTGATTATCGGCGTAAATTAGAGGTTGAACGGAGAAAAGAACAAAGGATGATTGAAGAGAGAATGATGTATAGTTACAGATAGGGGATATAATGGGCAATAACGAAAAGTATAATGTTGTAACATCGGATTTATTCGGAACTACAGTTAAGGATGGCAAAGATGAAGTTGTAACGTTTTTGAAATATGAAAAAGCAGAGGATGGTACTTATTACAGGATACCACAAGATGAGTACAATAATCTGTACAGAAATGGGTTGTCGAAAAATGAGATAATAGAGAATCATGCGCAAAGTTATTCGAGTATGCGGAAACAAAACACTGAAAGAATGAAAAACAGAAGGAAAAAATACATACATAATTTATATGAATTATTGATGTACATGGAACTTGTTATTGATCCGGAAATTATTGATGCAATGATTGATGGGATTAAAAAGTACATGAGAAATTATAAGAAGTACCCGAGATTAAAACATATGAGGAAATTATTACCACCTGCTTTAGAAATGGTATTTGTGGCGAGGGCGAGTAATGATATACGAAATGAAGAAGACCCGCAGGTTCACCTGGAAAGATATTGTAAACATTATAAAGAATAGTGTGGGGGCGAAGTGAAAGAGAACAAACTCAAAAAGAAGTCATTAGATGAATTACCAGAAAAATTGCCGGGAGAGGAAGGTGAATATATTATCATGTGGGAAGAGTATAGGGATGTTGCTGTGTTTGTTGATAACGATTTTTGGCTTAAAATAATAAAAATGGAAGGGGGTATAAAATGGATTATGACAGATTACCGATGAGGTTAAAACTAAAGATTTATGATGAATGGGTGAAGGCGTTTAAAGATTTGGGGGCTGTACGGCGAGAAGTTGCGGATGCTATCGCCGAATTGACAGTTGAAAATTGGTACAAAGACCAGATGAAAGATAGTGAAATTGTAATAACAGAATAACAGAATAATGAAATGATGGAAGGGGGTAGTTATGAAACAAGAGTGCACAAAAGAACAATGTACAAAGAAGTTGTGTAAACATTGTGGTAAGTATAAAGACATTTCGGAGTTTACCGTTGATAAAAGAAGAAAGGATGGACTAAATAGATATTGCAAAGAATGTATAAGTTGGTATAACAGGGAAACACGGCACAGGTCACTTGGTATGGGCAGGTGGAATCCATTTAAAGTAATCGATGAAGAAGAGTTTTACTTGAACTGGCAGACATTGAAAGATGGTATAAAAAATTGGGCGACAGGTGCATGCACAAGAAAATGTACAAATAAAGGGGTATATTATGACACCGTTAAAAATCATGATTAGCTTTTATTTACTTGGTGAGCCAATAACTGCGTGGGGGTTGTTAATAACGTCAGCAGCGTTCGTACTTGTTTCATTTTTGTCGAGCAAGAACAATAAAGACGGAAATAACCGGTTTGACCGCCTAGATACATTTCTACGCAGGCAGTTCCAATAAGGCGGTTGAATTAATTCGTGAGGCGTATAAATTTCCGAGGATATTTGAATGAGCATGAAACCGGACAAAAGTTTTTGGCTGAAGGTTAAGGTGGCAAGGTTGAGAAATATAGCCGGTATCAATGAACCGTGGGCGGAACGTGAACGACAACAGCTGTCCAAAGACATCGCAGAGCTCAAGAAGGAATTGAAACTTGAGTATGTGCAGAAAGTGATATTTGAAGAGGCGGGAAATGATTTATTATCTGGATTTGTTCGCAGGAATAGGCGGTTTTGCCCTTGGTGCTTACTGGTCAGGGCTGAGATTTGAAAAGCATTACTTCTCAGAGATTGATTCGTATTGTGTGAAATTATATCAGATGCGTTTTCCTGAAGCAATCTTTCTTGGTGATATAAGAAAAATAGATACTTCCATGCTTCCAATAGGATCATGGATTATAACAGGCGGGTTCCCCTGTCAGAATATCTCAATTGCTGGGAAGGGAAAAGGGATTGAGGGTGAAAGGTCGGGTCTTTGGTTTGAAATGTGGTGCATTATTAGGGACTTACGACCCCAATACGCAATTATTGAGAACGTTGGAGCAGTTACTTTTCGAGGACTCGACAGAGTGCTTGGTTCGCTTGCCGAAATCGGGTATGATGCGGAATGGCAGGATATACGAGCAAGCGACGTGGGTGCTCCGCACAAAAGAGAAAGAATATGGATTGTGGCCTACCCCTCAAAGCAGTCGGGACGGAAGGACACCCGAACAACATCTCAAAGGCAGACGAAGAAAAACAATAAGCAACCTAGATGTACTAGCAAAAACGTGGCCGATACCACAAAGCAGGGATTGGAAAGGGAAAGCTCAGAGAGGGAATTACGAGAATGGCACAAGGGACTGTTTACCAAATGCCCTAGGTGGGCAATTGAACCCGACGTGGACCGATTGGTTGATGGGTTATCCACTGTTTTGGACTGCAATATAAGGAGATATGGACATGAATATAGCAACGATAAGGAAACGCTCACAGAGATTGATAGATACCGAAGGGAAGTCTTGCGAGGAATGTGGAAAAAAAGGCAAGCTACACCGACACCATATAAAGATGGAAGAGAATTCTGTTATTCTCTTGTGTCCCCAATGTCATACGAAATATCACATGAAGAATGGTACTTGGGGCAAAGGATTGCGGAAAACCAAGAATTGCGTGATATGTGGAAGAGAATTTGTACCGAACCATTCCAAGAAACACAAGACATGCAGTGGAAGATGCTTGAGCGAATTAGGGAGATTGAACGCACTAAAAAGATGGCAGAAAACAGAGCAAACAGACTTAAAGCACTTGGGAATAGTATTGTCCCTCAGATAGCAGAGCTATTGTTTAGACAAATTGGAGAAAGGTAGAACCGACAGAATAGAGGAGGGAAAGGATGAAAGAAAATAATACTGATAGCATGGATAAGCGTAATGTACCCTTTTGTCCGTTGTTGTCCATTGGTAATGAGATGCTTCAGCCTTGTAAAATGCAAGACTGCGCATGGCAGACCTGATCGATATGTGGAATAAATTACTCTGGTTTCGTGATGAAGCACGTAACTGGGAAAAAACAGAGGAGGGAAACAATGAAAGTAGGATTGTCTGAGAAATATAGCAAGGCTTTAACCTGGAGTGATCTAGCACATATCTACAATAAAGCGCACCCAGGAGGCAGACCGGCACAAACACTAAAAATGGAAACCGTATATAATTGGGTAAGTAAACAACCCGGATACAAAGTTGCCGAAGATGGTACTATACATAAACTATAGATTGGATGGATACCGGGAGAAATTAGAAGAAGGGGAGGACAGGATGAGTAAACAAGAGAAAGAAAAGAAGGTTTGCCCGATGTTTTCAACTAATTCAGAATTGTATGACCATTATTGCATCGAGGATAATTGCGCCTGGTGGATGGGATATAAAGACAAAAAAGGCGAAGATCAAGGTCAGTATTGTGCAATATTGGCTATGCACTTGATATATGGAGACAAGGTAATGAGTGATAATACGGTGACGATCATGCAATGTCCGAAATGTGGAAGTAAGGAGATTTATGTAAAATCAAAACTTGCTAGCGTTAATATGAATTCATCAATGGATGAATTTGTTTATTATTGTAAAGATTGTAATTTTACATTGATTAAAGGTGAAAAATGTCCAATTTGTGGAGGTGGTCTCTATGAAGTGGCATTCAGCGGGTTACCTTTTTGCTGGAATTGCTATCAATATGTGACGTTCAAACCCGAGAAAACACAATCAGAAAAGAAGTATTAATATGAAAATAGCAATTTTTAATCTTGAACCATATACAAACATTGCAATCGAAAAAATAATAGAATACTACAGAATGCGAGGCGATGAAGTATATCATTATTTGCCTATAAACGACCATTTGTATGACTGGATATATTGCAGCTCAATTTTTACATTTTCTGATAAATCTTATGTTACCGATAAAATGATTTGTGGTGGTACAGGGTTCGATTTAACTACAATTCTGCCACCCGAAATTGAAGCAATGAAACCCAAAATAAATATCGGATTCACGACAAGGGGTTGTATACGCAACTGTCCATTTTGTGTTGTACCACAAAAAGAGGGCAAAATAAAAATCATTGGTGATATATACGATTTCTGGGATGGTAAAAATGAATGGATTACAATACTTGATAATAACATTAACAAATACACATAGCATGGGATTCGATGAAAGATGAAAAAAGTATAATGCGGGGAATTAAAACAATGCTTCGTTATATCCCTACTTACAAGATTATGTGTTATGTATTGATAGGATTTAATACAACCGAAGAAGAAGATTTATACAGGATTCATAGATTGCGAGAATTAAAAATAGATCCTTTCGTTATGCCGTATAACAAAAATGACCGATATCAAAAAAGAAGATTATAAACGTAAAAAGATTAAATCAACAACAGGATTAACACTGTAGGGCTCCACTGGCTTTTGCGGGATGTGCCGATAAACACCCTGCTAAACGTCCTTCTGTGCTGATAAGTACCCCTGGGTACTTCCGCAAGGGTAGGTACAGAAGTCAAGCCCCACGTGGCTCAATGCCCTGGTACCCATTGTGTGAGGATGCCAGAGTACAGCACGGGTGAACGTCACCACCCGGTCACGTATACAAAATCGTGTGTGAGTAGTGCAGTGACGGCACGAATCTCACCGTGGGGGCTTATTTTTTATGGAAGGTAAATAATCATGACAATAGGATAACAGCGATGGAATATGATAATCTACCAAGAGAATTAGAACGCCGAATTTTTGAGCGGATAATGAAAATATTTGTTTATACACACAGTGAAAATGCAATTAAAAGTATAGTTGAGAATGAAATTGAAAAGTGGTATAAAGAGCAGGAAATTGTTTCTGTTAAGAATGTTCATGATTGCTAGACATATACAGGATTAACGCTGTGTCGGTGACCAGTGCCTGTTGGAAATACAACTAAGGGGGAAGTATAGCCTTTACCTGAGGAAGAAGATGTAGTAGTAGTGTACTCAAAAGCCCGCTGTCTATTAAAGGTAGCGGGCTTTTATTAACGGTTAATCTACACAATTAAAAAAGTTGTTGCTATAATTATTATATTGTTATATACTAATAATAGTATCAGTAAAACAATTAATAAACAGATAGTAAGGTTGTAATATGCCGAAACCGTTTGTAAAAGGTGATCCACGAATTAACCGCAAAGGTAGACCTAAAAAAGAGTTTACAATAACCGACAAAATACGACAGATAATTCAAGAAAAAGACCCACAATTGAAAAAGACATATCTTGAGATTTTTGCTGATACCGTAATTAAACGTGCGATTAAAGGTGATCCAACGTGTGTAAAGTTAGTAATGCAATATATCGATGGTATGCCTACTCAAAGAATAGAAATTAACGATAAACTTGAAGAAGCTATTGAAGCATTTAGAAATATTAAATAAAGAATAAATTGATGTGGATTATACTGAAAAGCAAAAAGAAATCATCCGGTATGAGAACAGGTATAGGCCGCTTATTACAATATGCGAAGGTGCGGTGCGATCCGGTAAAACAATCATCAATATCGATCTGTTTAATATACATATAGCTGAGAAACGTTACGAGCATGTTGATTATATTATCACCGGTTATACGATCGGATCAATCGAAAGAAACGTTATAAAGCCGTGGTCTGAAAGATGGGGTATAAGATTAAGGTTAGATCAGCATAATCGGTTCGAGTTATACGGTAATAGAATAAACTGTTTTGGTGCTGACAAAGGCGATAGTTATAAGCACATGACAGGGTTGACCTCGTATGGATGGTATGGTACTGAGGTAACACTGCAGAACTCGAATACGATAAATGAGGCGTTTGACAGAACGAGCGGTGATGGATATAGAATATTCTGGGATATGAACCCGGATTACCCGGAACATCCGATAAAGATAAATTATATCAATCGGTCGGGTGAGAAACTACAAACCGGTCGGGAGCGAATAAAGGTATGGCATTTTCAGTTAGAGGACAACACATTTCTAACTGAGGAATATATCGAGAATCTTAAAAAATCGACACCGAGCGGTGTATGGTATGACCGGAGAATAAAAGGGTTATGGGTTGCAGCTGAAGGGCTTGTGTATGAGGACTGGAATCCAGAGGTACATATTGTCGAGCCGTTTAAGGTACCAGATGAGTGGCAACGGGTAATTGGTATTGACTGGGGATATACGAATCCATTTGTTGCATTGTGGGGTGCTGTTGATCCGGATGGGAGACTATATATCTACCGAGAATATTATAAGAATCAGGTATTGATCAGGGAACATGCAAAAAGGTTACACAGGATGGCGTATCAGGACGGCTGGAAGGACGAGAAGGGAAAACATCCACGAGAATATATATTCAGTGTTGCTGATCATGATGCCCAAGATAATGCGGAATTGAAAAAGTACGGAATCAATACAAGGCCGGCGCAGAAGGATGTACAAATTGGTATACAGAAGGTAGCGGAAAGATTAAAGGTTCGGAAGGATGGGAAACCCCGATTAATGATATTCAGGGATTGTGTTAATCTTAGAAGAGAAATGGGTATGTATCGGTGGACAGAGCGGAAAGAAGGAAAGCCTGTAAAAGAAGAGCCACTAAAAGTTGATGATCACGGGCCCGATGCGTTAAGGTACATGATTATGGAGCTCGATAACGAGAGATCGCATGGTATATATATCTAATTATAGCAAGGCGAGAATATGGGAATAAAAAACAGATTAATGACGATATTCAGAAGACAAGAAGGGAAACAGGATGGGAAACAAGAAAATGGAAAGGCTATAAAAGCTATAGGTGCAGGGTGGAATCAGGTAGCAACGGTTATGCCACAGGGTGATACTTTTCTACACTTCTTGAGTTTGGCGAGTGAAGAGGATTATCCACAGTACATAAGAATACAAGACCCGTACCTTGACAATTCATGGGTATTTGCCGCGATACAGGTTATGGCGATCAATATGGCGCAGGTACCGTTTAAACTATATAATGGTGAGAATGAGATCGAGGAAAGCGGGCAATATATGTGGTTGTGGAGGCTTTTTAACAACGTCGCGCCTTATTACAATCGGTACGCTTTGATCGAGAGTATACCGTTGTGGTTATCGTTGAGGGGCGAAGTATTCTGGCGAATAATACGGAGCGATCTAACTGGACGGACACCAACAAGAATACGAATATTAGAACCTGATTATATGCGGGAAATAGTAAGGGATGGTGAAATCGTACAGTGGGTATATGAGACTGGAGGGGGGAATAAAGATTTTATCGATCCGGAAGATATAATACAATTCAAATACTACAATCCGTATAATCGATTTAGAGGAATGTCACCATTAACGGCAGCAATGCTTGGGTTACATATCGATTATTCGGCTGCTGCTTTCAACTATTATTTCTTCAACAATCAGGCAACACCGGGCGGTGTTCTCACAACCCCTTCAGAAACGATTACCGACAGAGAAAAGGATGCCATTGAATTACGGTGGAAAAAGAAACATCGAGGGCTGAAACGTACTGGAATAATGGCAGTATTGAGCCATGGTGCGAAATACGAACAAATATCACTTGCGCAGAAAGACATCGAATATATCAATCAAAAGAAATGGGCGAGAGAAGAAGTATTTGCTGTGTTGATGGTTCCGCCGGCGTTATGTCAGGTTCTTGAGTACGCATCTATAAAATCAAACATTAAAGAGCAGAGAATACAACTATACGAGAACAATCTCATACCGAAAATGAAAATGGTAGAGGATGTATTGAGGACTGACTTTTTCGATAGAGAAGGATTAACAGGAATCTCGGGGCGGTTCGACCTTGAGCAGGTTGAGGCGTTAAAAGAAAACCTGACAGAGAAAATTAAACATGCCCGGTTGTTATGGCAGATGGGGTTTACGGCGAACGAGATTAATGAACGATTACAGCTAGGGTTTGAAGATAAGCCGTGGCGGGATCAGTGGTGGACGACAATTAATATGATGCCGATATCAGGGGACGGTACAGAAGCACTACAGATACAGCAGGGCAATAGACAAAATAATGAGGGTTCAGAAAAGCCGGAAAAGCTGAAAGAGGCTAAAGATGTTAAAGATAAAACATTTGACAGGGAATATACGGAAGGCAAGAAGATATGGAAACGATTAATACGCCGAATAACACCGATTGAGAATGAATATGCAAAAAAACTACAGGAGTACTTTTATAAGATAAGGCAGGATGTGTTAAGCAAGATACTCGGTGAAAAGAGTATTCTAAAGAAAGAGATAAAAGCAGGTGGATATGATATAAATGAATTATTGTTTTCAACGGAATATGATGCTATAATACAAGAAATAAGCAGGGGTAGTTTTGAAAAAGCGTATGGTTTGGGAATTGAATCAGTCGGTATCGAGACAACGTTCAGTTTGACGAATGTACGGGCAATGGATTCGTTGTCGAAAAGAATCAGGGCGATAAAAGAAATAAACGAAACGGTAAGGGAGCAGTTGTTGACGACAATGCAGCCTATACTGAAAGAGGGGTTGCGGGAAGGTTTGGCGTATGATACGGTTGCAGGGAAACTGGCAGAAGCGGCGAGAGGGGTATTAAATAATGCAAAGAATCGGGCAAAAACCATTGCCCGTACAGAAATAAATGGAGCAATGAATCAGGCAAGATACGATACAATGAAAGAAACGGGGATAGAGAAACACAGGTGGACAACGAGCCTTGATTCGAATGTACGCGATAGTCATGTTATGCTTGAGGGACAGGTGCGAACGGTAGATGAATATTTTGATAACGGGTTACAATTTCCGCATGATCCGGCGGGTGATCCGGCAGAAGTCATTAATTGTAGGTGTATAGCTGTACCGGTTACTGAAGAGTAAGAATAGAAAAAGAGAAAAAAAGAGGGGAAAATTAAAATGGGAAAAATAGAGAAAGCATTAGTTAAATGCGAGATTAAAAAAACAGGTGATAACGAATATAGTTTCGTGATGAGTGATGAAACCATTGACCGGGATGGTGAAATAATAAAAGTAGATGGGTGGGATGTTAAAAATTACAAGTCAAACAATATCCTGTTGTGGGGGCACAGGCACGATATCCCGGGTATAGGTGTTGTCGGGAAAGTAGTAAAAGAGGATGGGAAGTTAGTTGCTCAAAAGGTTCGGTTCGCTTCACCGGGTATTTATGAACTTGCTGATACGATACATGGATTGGTAGATGATGGGGTTCTGAAGGCGGTATCTGTAGGGTATATGCCGGTAGAGAGAGAATACCCAGAAATGGACGATAAGGGAACCAAGAAGAAAAAACCGAGAGTAATCACAAATAAGGCTGAACTTTACGAGTTATCTATTGTGAATGTCGGGGCGAATCCGAATGCACTGAGAACGGTAAAATCGGCAGAAACGAAAGCTGTAAAAGATTATAGTGGTGATCCGGCGCAATACCTAGTAGAAGTAATGAATAAGCGGGTGATAAGTTATGCGGGTGCTCACAGCGGGGGAACACCGAAAGCACCGAGGGATGCTGAATGGGACGCGGCGGCTGAAGTTTCAAAGGCCGATGTCGATGACCTTAAGATAATGTGTGCCTGGGTGGACAGTGAGAACCCGGACATAAAATCAAGTTACAAGTTTCCTCATCACAAAGCAAGCGGGCAGCATGCGGTTGTGTTCAGGGCTTGCGCTGCTGCTATTGCTGTTCTAAACGGTGCGAGAGGCGGAGCGAATATCCCTGCGGCTGACAGAAAAGGGGTATATAATCATGTAGCGAAACATATTAAGGATGATTTTGATGCTGAACCTGCACCATTGAAGAGCATAGAGGAAATCGAAAATGACCCGTATAACATATTATTGAACGAAATCGATGTATTGAAAAATGAAATCAAAAATGACATTGAAACATTGAAAGAGATGATTAAAGAAAGTAAAACTGAATGGAATGTTCGGCTTGATAAAGATAAATACTACAGTATTCTGGCGGTGGATGATAAAACCTCCGAAAA